AATCCAAATAATTTTCAATTAGTAGCAAACAGTTCCAATGCAGAACAAACTTCTGGAAATAGAGCAGATTTGTTATTCAATGGATTTAAAATTCGTACAGGTGGTGGTTCATGGAATCCTAGTGGTGGAGCAATACTTTACATGGCTTTTGCCGAAGCACCTCTAGTCGGTACAAATAATATTCCTAACAACGCTCGGTAAACCATGCTGTTTGGATTTGATACATTTGCAAGAGTTCCTTTTGCAGCAATAGATGACCACAATAATGTAACTATTAATTCTGGTGCTAATGCTTTAACAATAGCAGTTGGTCCTTTAGCTATTGCAAGTTCAAGTGTAATTCAACAAGCAGCCGGCGATCCTTTAACATTAAAAATATAGGTAGTATTACTATTACAACTCAAGCAAATCTAACAGCAACAGCTATGCCTTTAACTTTAGATGTTGGAACTTATGAAGTTAGTGGAGCAGCATTAGTAAATGCCACTCTAAATCCTTTGACTTTAGCGAGTAATCTTGTTACAACTACAGGAGGAGCGACTGTGAATCCAGATCCTTTAGCGTTAACATGTATTGTTAATGATTTAGGTATTATAACTTGGAATCCAGTTGATCCAGAACCAAACAACGTATGGGTACCAATTAAACCTTATTAAAAATTATGGCATTTTCAGGAGATTTAAAACTAGAAATTATAGCAACCGGTGAGAAAGCTGGTCTATGGGGAACCATAACTAACGACAACTTAAAAATTTTAGAGCTAGCCTCTACTGGTTATTTTACAACTAATCAATTAGCAACTGGCGATCTAGTATTAAACCTAGCTGATGGATCCTCTGAAGGCNGTACAACAGCTACTGGTAAAAATTTATTAATAGAAGTAACAGGTACGCTGACCGCGAATCGTGTTATTACTATGCCAATCAGTGCTGAAAGAATATTTATAATTAAAGACTCAACAGACAGATCAAGTTCTAATTATACTATTGGAGTATCTAATGTAGGCGGATCGGGAACAGGTATTATATCTTTACCTGCAGGGTCATCGACAGCTTTTTATACAGATGGTTCAGGTGCAAATGCAATGAAACTTTTAGGTACTTTAAACGCAGGATTTTATAATGTAGTAGGTGGAACTAATAGTCCTTATACTGCAATAGCAGGAGATACAATTTTTGTAAGTACTTCAACTCAAGCAGCTGAAGTAGTATTACCCGCATCTCCTTCTCAAGGAGATACAATTACAATCATGGATAGTTCTGCAGCCGGTGGTTTTGCAACAAACAATTGTATTATAAACAGAAACGGTAATCCTATTAATACAGATAACACACAAAACGTAACACTTTCTACTAACAATCAATCTCTTACTCTAATTTATACTAACGCTACTAGAGGTTGGATATTTAAATCAACGAATCAATAAGGGCAACTAGATGCTCACTCAAATTAAATTTGCTCCTGGAATAGACAAGCAAGACACTAGTGTTGGAGCAACAGGTAGATGGGTAGATTCTGATTTAGCTAGATTTAGATATGGCCTTCCAGAAAAAATAGGAGGTTGGTCTTCATTACTTACCGATACAATTCACGGAGTAGCTAGAGCACAATTTTCTTTTGTAGATAAAGATGGTAATAGATATGTTGCTATTGGCACAGATAAATTTTTACTTATATATTTTGAAGGACAGTTATTTGATATAACTCCTTTTGTAGATAACAACGAAGGAGTACAAACTACTTTTGTATCTACGCTTGCAACAGATAGTACAACTGCTAAAACTTGTACAGTAACTACTGCAAATCCTCATGGTTTAATTGATGGAGACATGGTAATATTTGACAATGTAGCATTAGCTACAGCGTTGACTAACGCAGGTTTAACTAATGCAGAATTTGAAGATAAACTTTATCAAGTATTAACAGTACCTACTTCTACAACTTTTACTATTGAATCAGTTAACCAAGCAAATGCAGTGGTTGCAACAAATACATTTGGAACTACACAACCTTATGTATCTATTGGCCCATCAGAACAAACTTATGGTTATGGATTTGGTTCAGGAGCGTGGGGTGGAACTGTTACAGGTGCAGTACAAAATGATTTAGATGGAGCGTTGGCTGCAAACACAGCAGGGAACAATGGTTCAGCAACACAAATTAGATTAACGTCATCAACAGGATTTCCAACATCAGGTACTATAGCTATAGGTAATGAACTAATAACTTATACAGGTGTAGCTGGTAATGAATTAACTGGAATTACTAGAGGAACTAATGGAACGTCATCGGCAATTCATTCCGATGGAGCTATAGTTACTAATGCTACACAATACAATGGTTGGGGTGCAGCCGTTAATGCTGGAACAATTGTACTAGAACCCGGTCTATGGTCTTTCAGTAACTGGGGTGATGTATTAATTGCAACAGTTGCAAATGGTAAAACTTATACATGGGATGCATCTACTACAGCAAGATTTACAACAAGAGCATCAAGAAGAACTTTATCTCCAGGATCAAGCACTATACAAAATTCAGAATACTACACAGCAACAGGTGTATTAGATGCAACAAATACTTTAGGCGGTCAAGCCGATGAAGCAGTTGGTAATCCTACTGCATCAAGAGAAACTTTAGTATCTCCTACAACTAGACACTTAATTCATTTAGGTACAGAAACTACAGTTGGTGATCCAACAACTCAAGATAATATGTTTATTAGATTTTCAAACGCAGAACAATTAAACCAATACACACCACTAGCAACTAATGCTGCAGGTACACAAAGATTACAAGATGGTACACAGATTATGGGAGCGTTGATTGCTAAAGAAAATATTTTGATATGGACTGACAATGCATTGTACACAATGAAATTTGTTGGTGCACCTTTTACATTTGGTTTTGAACAAGTTGGTACTAACTGTGGATTGATAGGTAAGAATGCAGCTGTTGAAATTGATGGTGTTGCTTACTGGATGTCTAACAATGGTTTCTTTGCATTTGATGGTACCGTAAACTCACTACCTTGTAGTGTAGAAGATTATGTATTTGATGATGTAGATACAACTAAAGGTCAACAAATTTGTGCAGGGTTAAATAATTTATTTACAGAAGTTATATGGTGGTATCCATCACAAGGATCAGATTTTAATAATAGATCTGTTGCTTATAATTATGGTGAAGCAAAACAACCACCACTAGGTACTTGGTATACAAATACTAATACTAATTTTAACAGAACAACTTGGATGGACACACTAGTTTATCCACAACCATATGGCACAACTTTTGATAGCACAGGTAGTGCTAGTTTTCCTACAGTGCAAGGTGCATCGGGATTAGGTAAGACTACATATTTTGCTCACGAAACAGGGACCGATCAAATTAATCCTGATGGTAGTGTTACTGTATTAACATCTTTTATTCAGTCATTTAGTTTTTCTTTACAACCAGATCAGAGTGAAGTATTTCTAGCTATGAGAAGATTTTTACCTAACTTCAAAGTGTTAGCAGGAAATAATCAAATAACTCTTTCAGTTAAAGATTTCCCTGCACAAGATGATACTCAAACTACATTAAGTCCTTTTACTGTAAACTCATCAACTACAAAAGTTGACACTAGAGCAAGAGGAAGATATGCAAATTTAAAACTAGCTAACACAGCAGCGGGTGAGTCTTGGAGATTTGGTACATTTCAAGTAGATATACAACCTGATGGAAGGAGAGGATAATGACAAAAATTGTAGTAAGATTACCTGAACCTAGAAAAGAATACAGTGAAGATAACCAAAGACAAATTAACAGAGCAATTGCTTTAGTAGTAGAACAATTAAATGCTACATACCTAACACAATTAAAAGAAGATTCAGAAAGGTTCACTTGGTTTAATGGCTAATATATATAAAAAAGTAAACGACGATTTAATAACTAACACTCAAAAAGATGTGTATACAGTTCCAGGTAATACTAGAGCTTTAGTAAAATCTATTCATATTTATAATGAAGGTGCAGGAGATGCTGTAGTTACAATTAAAATTGAATCTAACGGAGTAGATTATTTCTATGATAAAAAAACTATAGCTGCAGATGCTATAGCTGAATTTGTATTGAATATATTAATATTACAAGAGAATGATAAACTTAAAATGTTATCAGATATTACCGGACCAGACATAACGATTAGTATATTAGAAACAAACAGAGAGGATTTATAATGGCTTTTAAAGAACAAGAGAGTAAATTTAGTCATCAGATTATTGATGGCAATAAAGTACCTGTAATTACACCTGAAGTATGGGCTACAGTTACTAATACTTTAACAGGTAAAGAGTATGGGTCTGATGCGGAAGCAACAGCTGATGTAGAAAACCCAGCAACAGAGACTAAAAGAGAAGACATTAAAAGAGATGTTAAAATAATAGTTAAGAATTTGCCACTAGGCGCTGAAAGTAAATAGCGTTGACTAGGCGTGAAAACTCTAGTAAATTGTGGTACAATCGCATATATACAAGTCTTGCGAACTTGCTTTTCACAACTAATTTATAAGTAAAATATGGGATTTTTTAAAAAGATAATCAGAAAAGTAACTAAACCTATTTCAAAGGTACTAGATAAAGTTGTACCTAATGAGATAAAACCGTTCTTACCATACGCCGCAGCCTTTGCGCCTATGTTAGCACCAGGAA